CATGACGAATTGCAATTCGAGTGTTCCCCTGAACAAACAGCTGACTTATCAACATCCTTGGTATTTAGCAGTCTCGCAGCTGGAGAGTACTACAACCTCAGAATCAAAATCGACGCCGAAGCAAAAATCGGAAACAACTGGAGTGAAACCCACTAATGAGAAGTAAATCAATGATGGGAGTACAAACCGTAGTCCCGTTTACATCAAAGAAAACCCGTCAAGGTAACGGCTTGCATAGTAAACCACGCAAAGGAAAAAAGAAATATAGAGGCCAAGGTAAATGAAGTTATTTGTTGACGCAGACTACATCGTTTACAAGGCTTGTGCCGGTGCAGAGTCAGAAGTTGACTTTGGTGATGATGTAATCCTAGTTGTCAGCAAATTCAGTGAAGCATACGCATCAGTCAAACGTGAACTAAATAAAATTAAAAACAAGTTCATGTGGGATGTCCCTGAGGTTGTGCTTTTCTTTAGTGATAGTTCTAACTTTCGTAAAGAGATCATGCCAGCTTACAAAGGGCATCGTAATCGTAAGAAGCCTTGTGGATACAAACGTGTTATCAATGCTCTCAAAGATGAGTACGAAGTAGTAATACTACCGACTCTTGAAGCAGATGATAGTATGGGTATCTACGCTACTAAATATCCTGGTAATGTTATCGTAAGTCCAGACAAAGACATGCGACAGATACCTGGAACGCTCTACAACATGGATGAAATCCTGAATGTGGAAGAGGCAGAGGGACAACGCTGGCATCTTATACAGGCGCTTGCAGGAGACCAGACAGACGGTTACAGTGGTGTACCTGGAATAGGAATCAAACGAGCTGTTGCTTTGTTTGAAGACAAAGGCTACACTTGGAAAGCAGTTGTTGATGCATTTGCCGAGAAGGATCTTGGTGAAGACATTGCACTACAAAACGCAAGACTTGCAAAGATCCTTACTAACGATGATTATGACTGGAGAGCAAAACAACCCATCCTTTTCTCCCCCTCCTCCGATTATGAGGTTGACAGTGGAGCAGGACTTCAAGATAAGAAGGCTTGAAGACCTATTACCCAAAGCTGATAAAAAAGACATCATTACATTGTTCATGGCGTTACAACGTCAGAACTTTGCACTTGCTAACACCGTATCTAACCTAGTCAAACAATGGCCGAATCACCTGCCTACTACACAAGAGGCTCCATCGAGTGCTGGGACTTCATCAGAGACCAGCAACTAAACTACCACCTTGGTAATGCAGTAAAATATATTTGCCGTGCTGGTCATAAAGATAGTGCGGTTTCTGATCTTAAAAAAGCAATCCACTATCTAGAAAATGAACTTGAAAACACACAAGACGACTCTATTGGATCAAGCCAAAGAGTTCCGGGACGCTTACTCGATATTGGATTCGACGAATGGACGGCTGACCCAGAAATGTTTGATCGATGAAGAATGGTCAGAGTTTCACGAAGCCTTTCATTTAAAAGATAAACACGAACAATTAAAAGAGCTTTGTGATCTTGTCTACGTTTGTTATCAGTTTGCTGCTAATGAAGGTTGGGATCTAGATGAAGCTATGGATCGTGTCCATAAATCAAACATGTCCAAACTAGATGAGAATGGACAACCTATTTACCGCCCTGATGGTAAGGTCTTAAAAGGACCAAATTACAAACCTCCAAATTTAACTGATCTACTCAATGACTAACTATATCTCCCGCACAGGTCGGGTTCAATCATGGATCGATGATCCTTCACATCGACTACCCGTCAGCTGCACAGTATTTGTAGTTGAAAATGAAATGGAAGGTGCCAACGGTATTGAGGCTAGCTGGAGGTTTGCCTCACATGCTCTCAGGTATGGCGCAGGTTGTGCTATCCATCTCTCTAAACTTGATCCAAAAGGAAAGACACGGGAGTCAGGTGTTGTTGCATCTGGTCCTGTAAGTTTTGGTAAAATTTATTCTTCTTTAAATGAAATACTTAGGCGTGGAGGGATCTACAAAAACGGTGCGATTGTTCTGCACCTTGACTTATCCCATCCTGATGCTAGGGAGTTTATCAATGCTAATAGATCCGAACTTCCTTGGGTCAAGCGATGCATCAACATCACTGAAGAGTGGTGGCAGGATTGTACGTTCAAGGAAGAACTACTATATGGAATCAAATCAGGTGACATCTGGCTCAACAAAGTAAAGTATGACAATGAAGGAAATCGCATCAGAGGTAACGTCTGTCTCGAAGTATACCTGCCATCACGAGGTACCTGTTTATTACAGCATATCAGTCTTGGAGCCTGTGAGTTCGACGACATCCCACGAGCATTTGTTGAAGGTATGTCCGAGTTGTGCAGCCTACATAGTAGGACAGCTGTCGGAGATACTGGAGAATACCTCCCGCCTGAAATTGATAGACAAGTGGGACTCGGAATGCTTGGCCTCGCAAATCTCCTACGGCGGTACGGAGTAACTTACGATCAATTTGGTCGTGCATTAGAACAGTACAACAACAACGAAACTATACGCTCGGCAGCTTATGAACTTGTCCTTCAAATTGCTTCAGGAATTAACCAAGCAGCCACGATCGCTCGCGAGTATAATATGGTTCGAGCCTTTGCTATCGCTCCAACCGCCAGTTGCAGTTATCGAAGCGTGGATTTGGATGGCTATACTTGCACACCAGAAATCGCTCCACCTATCTCGCAGACAGTCGATCGCGACTCAGGTACTTTCGGAGTACAAACTTATAACTACGGTGACGTAGAGATTGCATCAGAAGTAGGTTGGGATAATTATAAACGAGTTGCAGATGGCATCATGACGATGCTCAATCGCACAGGACTTCTTCATGGCTATAGTTTCAACTCGTGGAGTGATTCTGTAACCTACGACAATGCGTTCGTAGAAGAGTGGCTTAGGTCTCCGCAAACAAGCCTCTATTATTCATTACAAGTTATGAGTGATACACAAGATAAATCAGATGCATATGCTGCACTAGATGCAGAAGATGTAGAGAATTATTTGGAGGACATTTTAAATGAAGAACTTACATGTGATTGCCAAGAATGAACCCTTACGAGAAACTACTAAACAGAAAAAGAAAATGGACACCAGTCCAGACAACTGCCGGATCATGCAAGGCAGGGGCGGAAGAGACGGTATTCCGTGCTCTTGCGTTGAGACATATGGAACTACCTGTGGGAGATTTTATCCGTGATGGACTGGATTCCGACGTACCAAAACTATCGCGGGAGTTATTGGAATCAAATATCACCGATGAGGAAAATCACGACCTGGCACTTGGTTACATTGCCAATGCTTACGGGGTTGATGAAAAAGCTGAATCGGAAGCTCTCCGGCTCAGGGAAGCTTGGACTACGCATCCTGATCATACGATCCTCAAAGCGATGGTTGCCGAGCGTGCAATTTTCTTCGTTCTTTTACCATTCATGCGCTTTAATGGTGACGCTGGAATGCGTACAGTCAGTGCGGATATAAGCAGAGATGAGCAAATTCACGTTGCTGCCAATAGCCTTGTTTGTCGGGAGCTGGGGCTTACTATCAGTCCTTCTCTTGATAAACTCCGCAAGGCAACTATCAATTGGGTAATGCAGCCCCTAGGTACAAATACTACTGATAAATATTTGGATAAAAAATTTTGGCTTGATTCTAGTGATCGTTTAATGTATGAGGGCAAAGCCCCCGAACTTTCCGCAACTAAATCAGCTAGAATGCCAGCCTTCTTTGAGCATAGTAATGTCAATCTCCCCCAATACGCTTGAAGTTCTAGGGATGAATTCCCGTGGACTTATACTTGCACTAGAAGAATCCTTTCCACCAACAAACCCTAACCCTGAAGATACAATGGAAAAAATTATGTACAGGTCCGGTCAACGCAGTGTTGTTGAGTGGGTCATCCAATATATGGAGGAAAATTAAATGTTTGGAATGTTTGGAAATATGCCTGGAAAGGGCTATCAATCAACACCATCTTACTTTGGCCAACAGCCTGCCGGCTCTCGTAGAGTTAGAAGAATTTCGGGTGGGGGTAAAGACGGTCGATCCTATAGATTTGACAACATAGCTTATTATAAAAGTGGTGAAAGAGATCCACGTTTTGTTGCAGCGGAACAGCAACAGCAAGCTTTCCAGCAACAATTACAAGCTACTGCAGCAAGAACTCAAGCAGATATCGCTAAGCAATTAAAGATTGTTCAGAATGAAAAGTCTGCTGTCTCTAAAATGATGGAAGATTATTCAAATCAACTTAAAGCTGAAGCTGAAAGAAAGGAGAAAGTTGCTCAAGCAGAGCGCGTTGCTGTCGCTACCTCCGCTGCAAACCAAGCTCGATCAGGTCAACAATCTAACTTACAAATTCAACCAGCTAGCGTAGCACCAAAAACTGCTGGTACACAATCCTTTAAACGTCGCCAGCTACAGTTTAATCCACAAACTTATGGTTCTGTTGCATCAATTAAATCTGGAACACTAAACATCTAATGACTGCTAAATCACGTTATGACAGATTGTCTTCAGACCGTTCCCAGTTTTTAAACTCTGCTAGACAAGCAGCAGATCTAACCCTACCTTATCTTATCCGTGAAGATGAGCACTTTACTAAAGGTGCTGTTAAATTAACTACTCCCTGGCAATCAACAGGAGCCAAAGGTGTGGTGACGCTTGCAAGTAAACTTATGCTTGCATTGCTACCTCCACAAACCAGCTTCTTTAAACTCCAGGTTAATGATATTAATCTTCCAGAAGAACTAGGTCCTGAGATTAGATCAGAACTTGACTTGTCGTTTGCTAAGATTGAACGCACCATCATGGAATCTATTGCAGCTTCTACTGATCGTGTTGTTGTTCACCAAGCACTAAAGCATTTAGTTGTAGCTGGTAATGCTCTTATCTTTATGGGTAAGGATGGACTTAAGCTCTATCCTTTAAACCGATATGTAGTAGATAGAGATGGTAACGGTAATGTTATTGAAATTGTAACAAAAGAAACAATCTCGAAAAAATTACTTAAAAAATTTTACCCCGATTATAAAGAAGCTACACCTAATGATGTATCTGATAGCACAACATCACAGAATGATGAATGTGATATTTATACACACTGTACGCTAGACAATAATCGATGGGTGTGGCATCAAGAGGTATACGATCAGATCCTTACCAAGTCAATGGGTAAAGCACCTGTTGACAGTAACCCATGGCTTGTGCTACGCTTTAACCACGTAGACGGAGAGGTCTACGGACGTGGTAGAGTGGAAGAGTTCCTTGGTGATCTAAAGTCACTTGAAGCTCTGTCACAAGCCATCGTTGAAGGTAGCGCAGCAGCTGCTAAGGTAGTGTTTACTGTCTCACCAAGCAGCACCACCAAACCATCAACGCTTGCTAGGGCAGGCAATGGTGCTATCATCCAGGGACGACCTGATGATATTGGTGTAGTGCAAGTTGGTAAGACAGCTGACTTCCAAACTGCTTATCAGATGATTGGTTCTTTGACTCAACGTCTAAGTGAAGCATTCCTAATTATGAACGTTAGGGACTCAGAACGCACAACAGCGGAAGAGGTTCGGATGACACAACTAGAACTTGAACAACAACTTGGAGGATTATTTAGCCTGCTAACTGTTGAGTTCCTTGTACCTTACCTTAACCGTAAACTTGCTGTTGCACAAAAGACTGGCGAGATTCCACGCTTACCTAAAGGTGGTATTGTAAAACCAACAATCGTTGCTGGTATCAATGCCCTAGGTCGTGGTCAAGATCGTGAAAGCCTTGGTCAGTTCCTACAGATCATTGCACAAACTATTGGACCTGAAGCTATTGGTCAGTTCATCAATACTGATGAAGTTATCAAACGTCTTGCAGCTGCCTCTGGTATCGACGTACTTAACCTTGTGAAGAGTATGGAAGAACAACAGGGTGAACAGCAACAAGCTATGGAACAACAACAGATGATGGCTGCTCAACAACAAGAACCACAGATGGCTGCTATTGAGCAGAAACGTGAACAAGCTGCAATGCAAATGATGCAACAGCAACCACCAGAATCAACCCCACCACAATAATATGCCTGAAACACTTACGATGAATGATACACCTGCTGATCAGCCAGACATGAATTCTGATGAGCAAGACTCTTTGCAGGTTGCTGAGTCTCTTGAGGGTGCAGAGCAACCGCTGTTGGCTGGTAAATTTAAAGACCAGTCATCATTAGAACAAGCTTATATTGAACTACAAAAAAAACTTGGACAACCAACTGATGAACCTGAAGCTGGTGAAGAAGCCGAGCAAGAGGAACAACCGTCCAACGAACAAGAAGCATCAGAAGAAGGAGCTGGTGAACAGTTAAGTGAAGATCAAGCTAACCAATTGTTTGAAATGGTTGGTGGTGAGAAGGCTTACAAAGCAATGATTGATTGGGCAGGCACAAACTTTACTCAAGAAGAAGTGCAGATGTACGATTCTGTTATGGGTAAAGGTGATCCCAATGCTATCTTCTTTGCTGTACAAGCTTTGAATAGTAAATATAACGATGCTGTTGGTAATGATGGTCAGCTATTGACTGGTCAGCGTTCAGCTCCTCAGCAAGATGTTCAGTTCCGTAGTCAACAGGAACTTGTACAAGCTATGAATGATCCACGTTATGATCGTGATCCTGCTTTTAGGGATGACGTTATCCGTAAACTTCAAAACTCTGACATCGAATTCTAATGACTATTACCACCAACGATCGCGGACAACAAAACCTTTTTGCTAAAGAACCCACCATGTACACTGATAAAGATTACACTGTGACTCATAACGAAAAAGCTGAAATGCTAAACGGCCGCCTAGCTATGCTAGGTGTGATGGCTGCACTTGGTGCGTATGCATTAACTGGTCAAATTATTCCTGGAGTATGGTAATGCCACAAGGTAAAGGAACTTACGGATCACAGAAAGGTAGGCCACCTAAGAAGGGTACTAAAAAGTAATGGCTAAGAACGTCAGCCTAAAGATCGGTACACACAAATCACGATCTGGTGGTCTTACTAAAGCTGGTCGTGATAAGTATAACCGGGAAACTGGTTCTAATCTAAAGGCTCCACAACCCGGTGGCGGAAAGCGTAAGAAGTCTTTCTGTGCTAGGATGGGTGGTGTCAAAGGTCCAATGAAAGACAGCAAGGGTCGTCCCACACGGAAGGCTCTTGCATTACGTAAATGGAAATGTGGTAAATCCTAATGGCTAAACGAGGTCTCTACGCTAACATCCACGCAAAGAAAATGCGTATCGCAAAAGGCTCAGGTGAAAAGATGCGTAAGCCAGGGAGCAAAGGTGCTCCTACTGCTGCCAACTTCAAACAAGCTGCTAAAACTGCTAAGAAAAAATGATTGAATGCCCACAATGTACTGCGCCTCAGCAGTACGTTCTAGAACAACTACAGACTTCTGCTGATGTGACAGACCGTACAGCACTGGCGGTCATTATGGGTAACATCCAGCAAGAGTCTAACTTTAAATCTAACGTATGTGAGGGTGGTTCTATCGTTCCTTACGATCGCTGCCTTCGTGGTGGATATGGTTTAATTCAATGGACATCTATTGAGCGGTACAAGGGTCTTGGCAGCCACTGTACCGAACGCAACGAAGATCCTAGTGGTCTAAAATGTCAAACTGATTACCTGATAAAGGAGATGCGGTTTAGAAAAGATCTTTATGCTTTTCAAACTAATCATCAAACTGTTACTTATTACATGAATGCTGCATACTACTGGTTAGGCTGGGGTATTCATGGTAATCGTACAAAACACACTTATTCTTTTTTAACTAAACTACAATGAAATTTTTTGCTATCCTCCCTGCCGTAGCTTTCCTTGCTACTCCTGCAATCGCTAGTCCCTACGTGAACGTTGAGAACAACGCTGGCTTTAGTGGCTCTAATTTTAATGGTCATGTCACAGATTTTCATCTGGGTTATGAATCAGGAAATGATGTAGCTTCTTATTATGTACAAGCTGGTCCTTCTATCTTTGCACCTGATGGTGGTGAAGAAGAAACTAAACTGACTGGTAAGCTTGGCGGTTCAGTTCAAGCAACAGATCGCCTCTCCGTATATGGTGAAGTGGCTGCTACCTTTGATGATGTAAATGATTACGGCACTAAGCTCGGAGTCAAGTACAACTTCTAATAGCTAAATAGAATAAGGGAGGTGCAATTCCTCCCCTAGCTCTAGACTGCCAAGTCTTTAAATTGGTCTTACTTAATCGCTTCATTGGCGATGCTTAATCGCTTCATAAACATGCACTATTATTTAAATGGCTACGTCTACAATTGCGCTACAACAACAAAAGAATATTTGGAACAACTTCTGTGACTGGGTAACCAGTACTAACAACCGACTGTATGTTGGTTGGTTTGGAGTGCTTATGATTCCAACACTACTCGCTGCCACAGCTTGCTTCATCGTTGCATTCATTGCAGCCCCACCCGTTGACATCGACGGAATCCGTGAGCCCGTTGCTGGCTCTCTCATGTATGGAAACAACATCATCTCAGGGGCAGTCGTCCCATCTTCAAACGCCATCGGTCTACATTTCTACCCCATCTGGGAAGCTGCAAGTCTTGATGAGTGGCTCTATAACGGTGGACCTTTCCAACTTGTCGTCTTCCACTTCCTTATTGGTATCTACAGTTACATGGGACGAGAGTGGGAACTTAGTTATCGGCTTGGAATGAGGCCTTGGATCTTTGTTGCATACTCCGCACCCGTGGCAGCGGCATCGGCTGTCTTCCTTGTTTATCCCTTTGGACAAGGTTCTTTTTCAGATGCTATGCCTCTTGGCATTTCCGGTACTTTTAATTATATGTTCGTTTTCCAAGCCGAGCACAACATCCTCATGCATCCCTTCCACATGTTGGGAGTTGCTGGTGTATTTGGTGGTAGCTTGTTCTCAGCTATGCACGGATCTTTGGTCACGTCTTCCCTTGTACGTGAAACGTCTGAAGATATTAGTCAGAACTATGGTTACAAGTTCGGTCAAGAGGAAGAGACTTATAATATTGTTGCAGCACATGGTTACTTTGGTCGTCTCATTTTTCAATATGCGTCGTTCAATAATAGCCGTAGTCTTCATTTCTTTTTGGCTGCTTGGCCTGTGGTGGGTATTTGGTTTGCTGCTCTTGGCGTCAGCACTATGGCATTTAACCTGAATGGTTTTAACTTTAACCAGTCCATCCAGTCTTCTGATGGTCACGTCCTGAACACTTGGGCTGACATCTTGAACCGTGCCGGTCTCGGCATGGAAGTGATGCACGAGCGCAACGCTCACAACTTCCCACTTGATCTTGCATCATCTAGTTCTACACCTGTTGCCCTGGTGGCACCTACAGTCGGCTAGAAGCACGTCCGTTCATCCTTCGGGACGCATGACACCATAAGCATGGAACGGGGCTTGTGGAGCTTCTTAGGAGGTTACTGTGCAAAGCAAGACTTATTGCTATCGCGGTGTCAAGTACACCAAGTGAGATAGATCTTAAAGAGGGGTGCAATTCCCCTCATCACTATTGGCATAGGCCCTTACGAGGATACCCTTTGCCGTCTAGACGGTGGGATAGACCACAATACAAATTAAATAACTCAAAGATCTTTGAGAGTCTATATCTTATTACTCTCTTTTTTAAATGGCTTTTCAATCTTCTACTAACCCTGCTCAGCTAACTCAGCTGGGTCAGGCTAACTTGTCGGGTGATACCCGCGCTCTCTATCTGAAACTGTTCAGTGGAGAAATGTTCAAAGGCTTCCAACGTAACACGATCGCCCGCGATCTTGTGATGAAGCGTACACTTAAGAACGGCAAATCTTTACAATTTATTTACACCGGGCGCACCAAAAGTGAATTTCATACGCCTGGAAATAGCATTTTGGGTGATACCAACAGTGCACCTCCCGTGGCTGAGAAGACCATCACGGTTGATGATTTGCTGATCAGTTCAGCATTCGTTTATGACCTTGATGAGACTCTTTCTCATTACGATCTGCGCTCGGAGATCAGCCGTAAAATCGGCTACGCCTTGGCAGAAAAATATGACCGCTTGATCTTCCGTGCTATCACTCGTGGTGCACGTGCTGCTTCTCCTATCACTGCTACTAACTATGTAGAACCCGGTGGTACTCAGGTTCGTGTTGGTACTACTGCTAACGCATCTGATGCTTATTCTTCTACTGCTTTGGTAAATGCATTCTATGATGCTGCCGCTGCATTGGATGAAAAGGGAGTCAGCCAGGACGGACGTGTGGGTGTCCTGAACCCCCGTCAGTACTATGCACTGATCCAAGCTGTTGGTTCTAATGGTCTGATCAACCGCGACGTTCAAGGTTCCGCACTGCAAGGTGGCGACGGAATCGTGGAGATCGCTGGTATCAAGATCTACAAGTCCATGAATATTCCTTTCTTCTCTCAGTATGGTACTAAGTACGGTACTGGTTCTGCTACTAACCCTGGCGTTACCGATCCTGGTAACACCGGTTCGTTCGTATCCGAAGCTGTTGAAGATGCTGCTGCTGATGTCACCGGTATCAACAATGAGTACGGTGAAGAAACCGAATTTGCTAATAGCTGTGGTTTGATCTTCCAGCGTGAAGCTGCTGGTTGTGTCGAAGCGATTGCTCCTCAGGTTCAAGTAACCAGTGGAGATGTATCCGTGATTTACCAGGGCGATGTAATCTTGGGGCGCTTAGCTATGGGTGCCGATTATCTGAATCCAGCTGCTGCTGTTGAACTGTTTGCCGGTACTGCTACGAAGCCTTCCGCATTCTAATTTATATTATACTGGGAGTCTCTTCGGAGGCTCCTTTTTTTTAATTCTTTATTGAGAATAATACTCATTATCAAACTATGCCTTTTCCTACTACTGGCTCCAACACTGAGCTACAAGCTGTTAATCAGATCCTGGCGTCAGTTGGTCAGGCTCCTGTCACTTCATTGACAACTGATAAAACTTTCGTACTAAATGAAGTTTCACGTTTTACTGGTTCTATTTCCGGCACTACTCTAACTACTACTACAGCTAACATACCAGTCGGCACCTTTATTGGTGGTCCAAATGTAATTATTAATACATCTATTGCCGTTGCAGGTGTACAAGCATCACCAGCTACCAGCCCTGTTACATATAATTATACTGTTAATATTTCTCAGACTGTACCCAGTCAGATTTTAACACAGTCTGTTGCTACAAGTAGAGTTGAATCACAAACCAACCCGGACGTTGCGATTGCACTCAACACCTTAAGAGAAGTGTCTCGTGAAGTACAATCAGAAGGATGGACTTTTAATAAAGAAACAGACTATCCAATTAAACCAGACGCATTTAATGAAGTAATTATTCCTAACAATATGCTTCAAATTGATTTGAATTCATCTTACTCACAAAATTTAAATAGAAATAGTATTAATCGTGAAGGTAAACTTTACGATAAAATTTCTCATTCATTTGTGTGGACTGATGATCTCTTATACGTAGATGTTATTTGGTACTTTGATTGGCCTAGTATTCCTGCTATAATTCAATCATTTATCATCGCAAGAGCATCTTCAATTGTGTCTAGCAGAATTATTGGTGATACTAATCAATATCAAATGTTACAGCAAAAAGAAGCTTTTGCTAAATCTACAGCTTTAGAATACGAATGTAGCCAGGGAGATTATACTTTCTTTGGTAGTCCTAAAGGTGGTAATTTCTATCAAAGCTACCAACCGTTCCATACTTTACAACGCTAATGCCAGCAGTAACCCAATTAGTACCAAATTTTCTTGGTGGTGTCTCACGACAAAATGATGACAAAAAAATATTAGGACAAGTAACTGAATGCATTAACGGTTACCCAGATGCTACATATGGTCTCTTAAAAAGACCGGGGATGAAACATATTAATGTATTGAAAAAGGCTAATGGCACTGCATTTACTAAGACTGAATTAGACGGGGCTGCCTGGTTCTTTATTGAACGTGATTCAGCCGGGTCTTACGTTGGTGCCATTAAAGGCGCAAACATTTATGTATGGACTGCTGCTGATGGTACGTTTTGTACTGTAACTAATAATGGTGCTTCATATCTAACAGGTACTGCTCAAAATGATTATCATTTTCGTAGCATACAAGATACGACAACCATTACAAACAAGACTGTTGTTACTACTATGCAAGCAGCTGGTACGTTTGTTGCTAATTCAGTTGCTACTCTTAAACTGCTTACACTTGTCGAAACATTTGAATATACTGTTACTATTCAAGGTGTCGAAGCAACAGCAACTGCTCAAAACAATACAACATTTGATGACATGTTGTTGTACGATGCTTCTGGTATCAATGCTAACCATCATTTAATTGATAGTATTAAAGCTACTATTGAAGCACAACATACAGCATCTAATGCAGATTTTGATGGTATCTGGTATTTAGAAGGATACAATAACAGTATTGTTATCAAGCGTGGTACGGGTACTAATGGGGTTGTAACTGATTACAGTGCAGTTACTGGTACTCCTGTAGCCTTTGACATTGATGCTAGAGGTGGTCTTAATAACACTGCAATTGAAGTGTTTGAAGATGATGTAACTGAGGTATCTAAACTACCACTTGAATCTTTTACTGATCATAACGTAAGGGTTTTAAATAGTGATAGTGCTGAAGATGACTACCATGTTAAGTTTGTTGCTTACAACACTACTTTAAACAGAGGACGCGGTTATTGGAAAGAGACCGTAGCACGTAATGCATCGCCTGGTCTAGATAACACAACCATGCCACATGAGTTGGCTAACACAGGTGCTACTACGTTTACATTTGGACCCATTACTTATAAAAATAGGCTTTCTGGTGATGATGTAACCAGCCCTATTCCGTCCTTCATTGGCTCAAAAATTACCGCATCTTTTTTCTACAGTAACCGTTTTGGTGTATTGTCTGAGGATAATGTAGTTCTTAGCGTTGCTAATGACTCTTATAATTTCTTTGTCAAGTCAGCACTAACACAGATTGATTCTGACCCTGTAGATCTAAATGTATCTAGTGTACGTCCTGTTACATTGTCTGAAGTATTACCATCGCCACAAGGACTACTCTTGTTTAGCGCACGTCAGCAGTTTCAACTCTATGCAACTGATGGTAATGTTCTTACACCTACTACTGCTGTGATCCGCACACTTGCTAACTACGAGATGGCAACTGATGTTGCACCTGTAGACATTGGTACTACCTCTGCATTTGTTAGTCGTGTCCCTGGTTATAGCAAACTATTTACAATGTCTCTACGTGATGTAGAACAGACACCTCTTGTTGTAGACATCAGCAAAGCAGTACTAGAGTATATTCCCGATACTATTGATGGTCTAACTGTAAGTCCCCCTAACTCTGTTGTTATGCTGATAGATAGGGATTCATCATTCCTTTATATTTATCGTTATTATAATAATGGTAAGGAAGACTTGTTTCAAGCATGGACTAAATGGGAATTACCAGGTATCATTCAAACTGCAGATATTGTTAATGACTCTGTAATTATTGTATCTCAACACGAAAATGAATACACACTAGGTAATATCATTCTTGATGAGATCTCCTCAGGAAGCTCTGTAGTGGGTGCTACTGACATTAATGGTAGTACATGCCTAGACATGGTTACAAGGCCCGTAAAGCCGGTCTCCAACATCAACGCGGTGGTATACGATTCAACCAATAGGGTTACTAAAATCTATGTACCCTATACTCCATTTCACCAAAAGGAAGCTATCATGCTTCTTTGTACACCAGAAGCAGATGTCGGTACAGCTGCAGCTGTTGATGCAGACGCTGGTTTCTATTTAGCTGCTATTGAACGTACTGAAATTGGTACAGGTTACCGTTACTTTGAAGTAAAAGGTGATTATACAAGCTATGCTGATGGTATAGTTGTAGGTTATGGTTACAATTTTGAAACAACCCTACCTAAATTTTATTATAAACGTGATCCTAAAACATCAGATTATACGGCTACATTAACTATATCTAGAGTTACATTTTCTGTCGGCAGAACAGGTCCAATTTTATTTAAAGTAAAAGCTAATGGTTCTGATGAATGGAGCGATGTAGAATATGTAACTGATGCTAATGTTTATGCAGCAGACAGTAGTCCTGTAACAGCAGAGCATCAATTCACCATACCAATCCACCAACGTAATACTAATTTTGAACTTAAAGTGACAAGCAATTACCCATACCCTGTATCGTTGGTGTCAATGATGTGGGAAGGCAACTATTCCCCACGTTTCTATAGGAGGACTTAATGATTAACAAGAATTATGATCTTCTGGGTGAGCAGCTAGCTGAGTCTGGATTGGAGATGAACATTGTCATTGGAGCCGGTGCTATTATTGGCGCAGCTACCTCTGTTATTGGTGGTATCTTCGGTGCATCTCAAGCTGATAAGCAAAACAGACAAGCTGAAGAAGCTTACGAAGATCAGAAGGACGCTGCTGAAAAGGCTGCTAAAAAAACTAATGAATATAACAAAAAAGCCTTTGCGGTTGATATACAAAACTACCAAAATCAGAGACAATATGAGTATGAGACTGCTCTAAGAAACTGGAGATACCAAACTGAGATTCAAGAATATAAGTATTTAGCTGCGATAAAAGAATACTCTAAGTCTGTTGAAAATACTACAAGCCGTCTTGCATATAATAATATTGCAGCATATCAAGCGTATGAATCTGAACAATCAGCATTAAATGATCTTTATACTGAAAATGCTTTTAGTCGTCAAGGTATTCTTGTTGATCAATTACAGAGCGAGGGTAGAGCTGCATTAGGTCAAGCTGGTAATTCACGTACCAAAGCATTGCAATCTAGTATTGCAGCGTTAGGTCGTAACGCAGCTATTATGGATGCTAGTTTATCTAGTTCTGTAGAGCAATCACAACGTAACTTAAGACAGATTGGTTTACAACGTTATGCTGCTGATGTAAATGCTAGAGCACAGATGATGATTAAACCAGAAAGACCACCTAAAGTACTTAAGCCTCAACAAGCACCCGAACGTATTTTCATTGAACCTATGGAATCAATCGCTGGCGCTGTACAAGCACCTACCAGACAGAGTGTTAGTGCTCCATTATTTACTGGCTTAATGTCAGCTGCAACAGACATTGCAGGTGGTATTGGAAGTCAAAGTAATTACCAAAGCCCCCGAATAGGAAGCACTGGTGGTAGTTTTGGTGGAACTAATTTAGGTATTAGCTCTTCAAGCGGCTTTAACTTAAACGCAAACTACGGAGGGTTTTAAATAACCATGGCAAAACAAGTACAATATAGGGGAGCTGCCAAGTCTAAAGGTTTCTCCGCACAACAAGTAAGTGATGCTGCTATCTCACGTATGCGTGAAAATAGTAATCGTGTTGTAGACGGTATGCGTGAAGCTGCTGACGCTGATATTAAGGAACGTCAACGCATCAGCGCACAAATGACGGCAAACCAACAGTATGAAAAAACTGCACGTGAAAGAAATTTTCAGATTCAAACACGGAATTTAAACACTGAAATACGGCAAACTCAGCTTGATGCACAAACTGCTAAATCTCAGCTTGAGTCAAACCAAGCAGCACAATCTAAAATTTTTGAGAGTGTCGCTACTTTAAGTGAAACAGCAAATAAAAAATTTGAAGAAATAGCAGAAGCAAAGTCGGATGAACTTGCTCAACAAGCAATCAATGAGTTTTTAATTAATCCTAATGAAGACGAAGTAATCAGACAAGTCTTGGGTGAGTATGAGCTAGCAGCTACAGAAGAAGTACGTCAAAGTGAACTGGATGTACTGAATGCTAGAGGTGCTAATCCAGTAGCTGTTTCTAAAGCTAGGTCTTTAGATAGCAATGGTCGTTATAAATTAGACCAAGCTAGGGTTAATTATATTTTAACTAATATTTACCCACAGCAACTAAACAAAGCTTTGTTAGATGCTGGTGATTTAGACTCTGCTCAAACCGCTGCTTTTGTTACTAATTTCCAAAGAGAGTTTTTTGCAAATACTGGAGTTTTAAGGTATAAACCTGAAATGCTGCGTGATGGTTTGACAGCCCTTCAAGGTGTTAACCAAGGTATTTTAACAAAAGCTCAGAACCGTCAGTTAAAGATGGAGCAAGGGATTGCTGTAGATAATGCTACTACAATCCTAACTCAAAACCCTACTGCATTTAATCAAAATATTGTTTCTTCTTTTAATACAATTGTAAGAAATAATAACGGTGATTATGAGAAAGGTTATGAATGGCTGCAAAATTTAGCACTTCAAAGAGGTCTTAATGGTGAGTATTTATTTACCCTTGATCAGGTCGCTAATGCCACTGTAAACCAAGGACAACCTTTTGCTGTTAGTAACCCTGGCAGAATGGGTGCTATTAAAATGGCACGAGAGCGTGGTGATACACAATATCGTACTGCTCAGATTCAAGCTGATGATTTAAGTTATAAAGAAGATACCAAAAAATTTTTAGCAGCTTTAACTGAAGATGGTAGTAAAGCCAACGCTGAAGCTGCTGTTGAATTCTTTAGAGAAACGCATGGCAGAGTACCACAAGTAATCCAACAATATGCAAATAGCTATACTCATGAAGCATTAGCAAAAGCTAAAGCTATTGAACAGTATGAAGCTATTCCTGATGGTTTTATTACACA